AGGTCATACATACAGCATGGAATAGGCTACTTATCTGATGTTGCAGACGATTGGGATTCTTTCGCACATTCTGGTAGTAAGGTTCTTACTCCGATTAACGGAGGAATATATACTTTTCAAACAGGAGAAAAAACAAATTCTTATTTCTTTAACAGTACGATTGGGGGAGCACACTGTTTCAGAGGTGCTATTTTTTCAAACAGACTTGAACTTGGTTATAATCCAGGTGGAGCACAAACCTTCTTCACGCAAGAGTCAAGTAAGATATATGATACAACTATGAATAATGTAAACCTACTTGTAGGTAGTGCTAATACAGCAATAAATAAAATGAAGATTTATGGTGCTTCAAACTACTGGGTAACTGCTGTTACAGACGCAACACTAAGAGATGTAGAGACAGATGAAAGGTTTTCAGATGCTGGTTTTATTTGCAATAGTACAAAAACTTTAATTGATTGTAAATGCGACCCCTATGTAGAAATATTCTTAGGAGCAACAACAGTCTTTGACAATTATAAATCTTTCAACTGCAATGTTGTGGGAGAAGATGGCGAGCCAATAGAAGGAGCAACTGTTACCTGTAATTGGAGAGGGGATTCTGTTTCTAGGGCTAACGCATTTACGGAAAATACTGATTCTGACGGAAATATTGAAGAACAGCTCGTAAGGTTTGTTTACGCGGTACTAGAGGGTACTGGGTTTGTTATGGGTATTCCTAACGTTTCTTCTTACAGAGATTGGGAGTATTTTATAAGAAAGTCTGGATATAAAACTATTAGAGGGCGTGTAACTGTAGGCGATAGAGATGACCCTATTGTTTTAAGAGAGGTCTTGATAAAAGATAAATTTAAAGAAACTAAAAGCAGAGGGGGTATTTAATGCTTACACCAGAAGAAATAGGATACGGAAATTCTTACATAATGTTTGCTGTATCTAAAAGAAAGTTTGATGATTTAGTAGCTTTTGCTTATGCTGATGATGACGCTAAAAGAGTTATATTGAAAGAATATTTAACAGAGACAGTAGCTTTTGCTTATGCTGATGATGACGCTAAAAGAGTTATATTGAAAGAATATTTAACAGAGACAGTAAAACCTGTTACAGATAATGACTTAGCCTCATATACTGAAAAAGTTGCAAAACTTACAGAAGAAAAAACAGCAATAGACACTTATATTAAATAAGGAGATGTTATGGAACAACAACTTGCACAACTTTGGAAAGTCCTTATGTGGGGCTTGGGAATATGTGTTTCTGGGTTTTTATTTTTAGCAGGATGGTGTTGGGTTATGTTAAATAAAATCAATAAAAAAGTATCGCATGAATGGTTAGAGAACACTTTTACTAAAAACTTAAATCATAAGTTTCAAGATATGAATCTTAAGTTTGATTTGTTAGATACAACCATGAGGCAGATAAGGGATGCTGTTTGTGGTGATTTTGACCAAAGAGGCATCATACAAGGAATTGAAGATACCAAACGGGAAATTAAAGATATGAAAGCAAAATGCAAAGAAATACAGGAATTAAAGAAATGAGTACATTCAGTATATGCCAAAATTGTAGTTTAAAACATAGACCTTTTTGTGAAAATAAACTTTGTCCAATAAGCAGGGAGTATGGAAGCTATGAACAACGACGAAATGTTGATGACAATACAGGTAGAGTATTACAAGACCAGACAAGCAATCAAGACAGCGATACATAGGCTTGAGATTCTTGATGACATATTAGAGATAGCAGGAATAAAAACCAAGATGGAAGAACGACAAAAACAGGAGATAAATAATGAAATCAATATTCACTAGTAAAACATTTTGGACAAACGTAGTTGGATTAGTAGCTATGACAGTCCAAGGAATCACAGGAAAAGAGTTAATTAATTTAGAAATTCAAGGCACTATTTTAGCTGTAATTAATATTGTTTTAAGAACAATCACAAAAGACCCAGTAAGCTGGAGTTAATATGAATGAAATAGCTAAAGCTATATCTGAAGGATTTAAATTAATAAAGACTATATTAGATACTAGAGAAATCCGCAGGTATAAAGCTGCTGTTGATTCTGCTGAAGACTATATATTTGAAACAGAAAAAATAAAGCCTAACGAGAAGCTGTTAAAGAAATATAAAGATAGATTTTTTAAATATAACCAAGGATAGATATGATATTTAAAATACTATTAGCAATAGTCTCTAGCATATTCTACAGAGCTGGAGGAATGAGTAAAGAAGATAAGTACTTTATCCCAGTATGGTTGCGTCAAGGTTGGGTACGAGATTGGTTATGTCCTATTTGTACATTAATTGCCCTAATAATAAAACACCCTCATCTGTTATTTTCTTGGTGGACTTTTCTTGCTTATGGCTTACTGGGCGGTGCTTTGACAACATACTGGGACGAAGTACCTTTCAATAAAGGACAGGATAACTTTTGGATGGCTGGATTCTTTGTAGGACTTGCCTTGTTTCCTTTAGCATTTGCAGGAATAAGTATCTGGTATATACTTATAAGAGCAGCTGTCATGGGCGTCTTATGGGGTGGTTGTAACAGAATCGTAAACAATAATAAGGTCAAACATTCTGATTATGTTGAAGAACATTTCAGGGGATTCGTAATGGTACTATAATTTTAATTGTTTCTGTGTTTATTTTATATCCTTTTTCTTGCACTTAGTACATATCCTATTGCCTTTTCTTGAAATCCAAACTGGGGCATTACAGCAGCTTGAGTTAGATAAATCTAAGTTATGACTTGCCCAATTATTTCCTGTACTACTACCGCTTATTTGACACCAATATTCATTTGCTTTATCTTTATAAGATGTTGCTTTTGCTAATATGTATCCGAGTAGCACTGCTAGTATGAATTCCATTTTATTCTCCTTTCGTCCGTCATATCTATTTTATCCATCTTAATTTTGGTATTAATTCTATTTCCCATTTATCTTGAATCTTCATAACTACACTACCAAAAGCAGGAGATTTTCCTTTTTTTACCGAGACCGCTTTCAAAGCAGATCCTTCCGCTTGGTACATATAACTTCCCTCCAAAAACTGAATTATGGAATCTTGCAGTAGTAATAAATTCAATAGGAAAAAGAATATATATTTCATTTTTTTACTAATGAATATGTTTCCCATGCTTTTTTCATAAATTCATGTTTTATAGTAAATGGCGGATTTATCCAAATTCTTTTATAAATAGTCCAATCTTTATTCAACCCATTTGTTTCTATTGTATCATAATTTTTTATTCCAAATTCTTCTGCTTTTTCTTTTGTAGTTGCAGGATCATAATCAAACTTTCCAAATCTCATAACAACATATTTCGGTGTATAATATTCATTATCTTTTGTAAATTGAACATTTGCTTTTGCCATAATCTTTCCTTTCTTTCCTCTTAATAGTTTTAATCTAATGATACACAAAGCCGAGTATTATTTGGCAAGGTCGAAACATCAATTCCATCTTTTGATATACTACGGCAATAAACTACTCGATAACTTCTATACCACCAATGGTCGTGATGTTCACATATAACGTCTTTACTGAAAATATCCTCAAGTGAGTTTTTAAGCCTATTAGCGTCTTCAATAGTTAATTCTATTTCTTTTTTACATATAACAACTTTTAATGAGTCAATTTTAATTTCTTGTTCCATAATCTAATCCTTTCCCTTTATCCTCTTACTCGGTTAGTAACTATTTCTTGTGCATACTTCTTTATTCCATCATCATCAGACCAAAGAATATCAACAGTATAACTTGTACCATTAAGCTTTTGGTCAACAAGGTCAAGTATTTCCGCATAAGATTCAAAGTCTCCAGTTATATCTATTAACATTTTCATACTCTTACTCCTTCTCCCCATCCTTCTCTTCGAGTGCTTTTTGGAAAAGGTCGGTGAGTTCATTTGTAGCTATATCAATCAGTCTTTGTTCTTCTGTTAAATAATGATTTTCTTGTCTAAGTCCGCAGAAATCTATTTGAAAGTTGGTTATTATTTCTTTTATTTTTCTACTCATCTTGTTCATTGGTTTCTCCTTTATTAATACATAAGCTGAAAAAACCATTTTAATGCTCGAGTTTAAAACCAAGAACAACCCCAATCTTTTTATTGCCCTCGTTCAAAATCTTCAATCCACCAGTTTTTTCATCTTCCTGAAAGATACAATATTGTAATCCATCTTTATTTGCCCTAACTGTTATAAAACTAGCTTTTGGATAATGAAGATATAGTTTTTTTATATAATCTGCCCTAAACACCCCACACTCCTTTCATAACTCAACAACCTTAACATTTGAATACTTCTTTACCCTAACCTTATTATACACAGATAAAATATCTTCTAGTTTAATCTCAGCAGATATTATCTTATGCGGTTTTCCACTAGCAAAGCCAACAGCTTTATCATAAGATGTCCAATGCCAACCTTCGCCACACTCTATATCTTGGTTTCTTTCTAAATTTATATCATCGCTTCCGTCAACTTTATACTGATAATTGTTATGAAATGCTGTTAAATTAGGCTTTACACATTTATAGAAATTCCCTACACCGTTCTGCATTAAAACACCAACCATGTAATAAATATATTCTTGTGTGAAAATATCTTTGTTGTTTTTATTAAAGTTGTTGCCTATCTTGGCAGAATCGCCTATCTTGGCAGAGTAGTCTATTTTGGCAGAGTAGCCTATCTTAGCAGAGTTGCCTATCTCAGCATAGTATCCTATCTCGGCATATCTGCCTATCTTGGCAGAATCGCCTATCTCGGCACGGTTGCCTATCTTAGCAGAGTTGCCTATCTTAGCAGAGTTGCCTATCTTGGCATAGTTGCCTATCTTGGCATAGTTGCCTATCTTGGCATAGTAGCCTATCTCAGCATAGTATCCTATCTCGGCAGAGTTGCCTATCTTGGCAAAGTCGTCTATCTTGGCAGAGTTGCCTATAACAATATTCCTCTTGTTTAGCTCTGGCTTTAATTCTTCTAAGGTTCCTTCAAATAATTCCCAACTATCATCCCATAAGTATATTTGCATTAATTCTCCTCATTTTATTTCTCCTTTTGTTATTTTATTTCTCGAATACTGCAGTTTTTGATTGATTTAAGCAACGCTTCAACTGTCCGCATTGCCGCCGTTTTACTTGAATAACTTTCTGAATGGTAGATAGTCTTCCCATTATTCTTACTTCTTAACCGATGAAACCACTTCTTTCTTTTGTTTTTAACAATTTCAATAACCCACATTAGAGTTCCTCCTCGTCTAGAAACACACGACGACCATATTCAGCTATTAATATAGCATCAGCAATAGCGTGAGTGATCTTCATGTGCGGAAAAAGTTGTTGAGCCCTACGTTTTGAGACACTTTTGTCTCCCTTGGTCTTACATTGCATAAGATGTTGCCATTTTAGAGGTGTTACGTGAGTGAAAGGTATCTTCAATGCGTAAAGTGTTCCTAACCAGAACCCATAATTCTGACCAAAGGAGAACATAGACTTTACCCCTTGGCCTGGCATCGAGTGCACCTGCTCCACATAAGCGTGGCGTATATGTGGAACATAGCCTTTCACTATTTCAATAACGTCTGCCTCGGTTGTTTTCACAAAAGAGAAAGCTGCGGTCATTTTTCTATCGAGTGAGCGTAACGAAAACCCGCCCGACTTCCCTGGGTCAATTCCTAAAATCATTTTCCCTCCTTTCTAAAGCTCGTAGAAATATCAAACAGCACATTGCGTGCGCTAAGTGGGATATTTTAGTTTGCGAATCATAAGGACTACCTTCGTGCCAAGCCGTGATATGCCTTAATGCTGCATTGTAATATCGTTCTCGTGCATTAGGGACGACTTTCCAATTATCAGGAGAGTATTTCTTAGCGCCCTTCATAAGAACCCTTACTACTTCTTTGATTACTCCCATTGGTAACAAGTGCCATTGGAGTTTATTTGAATCGAACTTAATACCTTGTTTCATTTGTTCTCCCTTGTCTTTTTAAGTTTAGCTTTTATCCTTTGTTTATTGGCCTCGGAAGTCTTTAGTTTATCGACGGGGATATACAACTGCGTTTCTTCTCCTTGCTGCACGCTACTATCCATAATTTCAAGATCGAGGTTCCCGTTAGTTTCCATGATTGCTTTACAATCTCCCTCGCCAATGATACCGCACTTAGGACAGACGAACTTAATGTATTGGTCAATATACCTCAAGAACCACTTCACCGAATCGCTCTCACAATGCGGGCATGGTATCTTACGCTCTGCGTCTCTCCACTTATTAAATGCCGGATCAAATCTGAAAGTGAATATCTTACAAGGCCGACAGATAATTGCTTTTGTCCTTATGTTGCCATACATAATAGGCTGCTCTGTCATTTCTTTCTCGCACAAAGGACACCAAGTTTGGTTTGTAATTATCATTTTGAATACCTCTCTGTTGTAAAGCCCTCGACATCTATAGGACAACCTGCTGCCCATTCCGGGGTCTTCTTCATTATGTTTTCTATATCGTTAAGATAAAACCGCGCCCCCTTCTTCTTCTCGACAACGACTTCATCGTGAACACATAGCACAATAGGGAAATTCTCTTTCTCCAACTCAAGCATAGCGTCTGCCATAATATCTCTAGCTACTGCTTGAGTGACATTCTCACAAAGTTTTCCACCATAGGTGCTTGTCTTCCTAAAAGAATGTGTTTGGCTATCCTGTGTGAAATAAGTAAGGCTACCTTCCTCAATTCTTGGCTTATAGTAAGCTAAACGTCGCTTAGAGGGGAGCTCACAATATAAAAATTCTCTACTACTGATAAAACGCACCGGCCCGCACTTATAATTCTTGCCGGTTCGGACACACGCGACAGCAGCGCGCTCAAGATCGTACCAAAAAGAAACAATTCTCTTATTAGTTTTCCGGTAAGTGTCAACAGCTTTCTGAGATAATTCTGAGCCGACGTCCATACCCCAGCCCTCGCAAGTTCCCTGGAATCTTACTGCGCCCATACCATAACCGCAAGCCAAAACTGCTACTTTCCCTAGAAACCTCTCCTCTTTATTCTTCTTAGTGAGGTTTGGCTTGTTAAATATTTGTTTCGCCATTTCTACATAAACGTCAATGCCACTTCTAAACATTCTCAATACTTTACTCTCTCCGGCAAGCCACGCTACAACCCTCGCCTCAATCGCCGCATAATCAACTACGTAGAAAACTTTATCAGTATCAGCGATAAATAAACCCCGCACGCAACTAGAAATTGCGCCAAACGGATCGTCGTAAAGAATTTCAAAGACATCGTTACCCCCAGATTTTATAAGCTCTATGCAGGGCTCAGGGTCAATGCCTATCCCTCGCGGTAGATTCTGTAACTGAATAGTATGTGAAGTCCACCGACCAGTCGATGCACCGTGGTATATAAGGTAGTTTCTTACTCGTCCATCTTCGCATACTGCGTTGAGCGCACGATCAAACTTAGCTTGTGAGTTTCCACCGAAACCTATTCTTAATTGGATAATTTCTCTAGCCACTGGATCAGCGACGGAAGGTAGGGTTTCCTGCAGCTCAGTTGCGGATACAGAAGTGAGTTCTAATTCAAACTCTTTGTTAAGGTAGTTACGAAGACGGACAGTTTGAGTAAGGGAATGTAAGCGATTATCTGTTATTTCTTTCAATCTATCATTCGCGCCGTCAAGAAAAGACTTACTTAACTCAGTGGCTTTTTCAGCTAACTCAGTATCTATCTTTAACCCGCGTTGGTTAATCGTGCGGGTTAATTTAAAAATCTTTTGCTCATACTCCGAGAGAGCAGGGATCCTCTTGAAGATTGCGCGCTCTACTTCAACGTCAGTAACGCAATAATCAAGAAGACCCCTCACGTCTGCTGTGGTTAGCTCATTAAATTCACCCTCTTTGTTTGGTTTACAGAATTTATTGATGAGCCTAGCACCGTTAATGTCTTTCTGGTAGCCAAGTTGAAGAGCTTTAGCTGCGTTCTCTAGACTCCCAGGCAACCCGTGGGATTGAACGAGAGCCATTGTGCAAAGGAAATCCGGGGCTGTCTTACCAGTCACCCCTTCCCATATAGCAACCTCGAACGCAGCATTATGTGCTATGAAGACGGCCCCTTCGGCCTGTAACTCTAAAAGGGTGGCCAAGTCACCGTGGGCGACTCTTTTTACGGGGCCGTCGTCGATAGCATAGCAATAACAGATTACTTCTGTTGATGGATCTTCGGCGTAGCGCCCAAGTCCGTGTTTCTTCAAATCAACTTTTGATCTAGTTTCAAAGTCCAGAAAGACATTCATATTACAAGTCCTCCGTATCGTTCGGTAAGTCGTCAAATTCATTCTCAGCGGATACGCGAGAAACTAATGGTTCTCCATCACGTATTTTTTGTAACGAGCGGATACCTACAGATACACCTGCTTTACCAAGATCCTTTCGGTCATAAGAATACAAAGTAATAACTGCACGAGCAAAGCAGCCGGCATAAAATTCCTCTGGATCAGCGATGTCTTCTTTATACCTGTCAACCAATGCCGGACGATATTTACCTGCTTTCCCGTTTACATAGAACATACCTTCTCTTTCTTCCCTATCGGATTCGTCTCCGTCCATAATAGGTAGAGTAAGTTTCTTTGGTTTCTTCGTTCCCCACTTCTCTTTAATCATTTCCTCGACCTTAGCCTCTAAAAGGCTCATGTCTGTTTCCTTCTTGTCGAACATCATGCCACAACCAAATTTACCGTCCATTCCTTTTTCAAAAATCTTAGGAAAAGATACTCGAAATTCCGGTGTTAACATTGATCCATCTTCTTTTAGTTTGAACTTGTTCATCGTTTTTCTCCTCGTTGTTTCGTTGTTTATAATTCCTCGTCGTCAAAATCGCTTCTACGATCTAACATTAAGGGTTCGCCTTTGGAATCTTCGGGTACTAGCTTGATCTCAGTCTTCGGCTTATAAGAATACTGCTCAACAGCGTCCTTGCCTATGATTTTGGTCAATTTACTCGGGGATTTTAGCTTAGGCTTTTCAAAGATGTCCTTATCCTCGAAGTCAGCGATCACAGCCTCTTCGGCTTGCCACTTCCTATGCCCATACCCTTGAACTAATTTGAACCCATCGATTTTTGTGCCATTAAGCATTAACTCTTTGGCCCGAGACTTTACCGCGCCCAACCAAGCAGTAAGAAACTCTGCCTTTTCAAGAACCGTTCGAATCTTATCTATAGGCAGATTCTCTGGTGCTATTGGGTCGTCAAAGTCTTTTGAAACGATTGCATGAGCCTCTTTGTGAGCCTCGGTACAATCAGCAAAGGCAGGACAGAAAGTTTTCTTGCACCATGCCCCGGCGCATCTTTCTGCTTTCTTCTTCATCGCTATTTTTGCTTTCTTCAAGAGATCTTTACGAAACTCCTGGTACTCCTTCTCTGTTACTTGATACCGGGAAACCGCTTTATCGCCGTCAAGACGAGGTTGTGAAATAATCACCTCACCAAAACCAACGTCCTCCCCTTCCCAAGCATACGTCAAGTAGCACATTAACTGCTTATTCTGCCAAGCAGAAACACTAATACCTTTACCATACTTGAGGTCAATCACTTTGATCCACTCATACGGCTTGATCAGAACAACGTCTGCTGTACCATATAAATGTTTATTCTCTTTGGCGAGATTAACCTTTTCCTCAACGAACATAGTGACACCTTCTTCAAGCTCATCTTGGATAAGGTCAAAGAAATCTATTACTGCGTCAGTCATTTCCTCAGTAACAGCTATCTCGAACTCACCTTGCATAATAGTGTCGCCAATCTTCTTCTCTAAGGTTTTCTTTGTTAACTTCCCTAGCAATAAATCAGCGGCAAGCCCATGAGCGACCGTGCCTTCTGCGGCATATATGGACTCTTCGTTGGGGTATGCTTTAACTGCCTCGACGGAGCCGGGGCAATTCCACCAACGTTCACAACCTGATGCCGGGAGTATTGAATGTGTAGGTTTTTGTCCCTTAGACATCCAAAACCTCCTCAAATTGTAATGTAACTGCCTGTAATTGTTCTTGAGAGCAATCTTTTAACTTCTTGCCCGCTCCGGCAATCTTCTCGATTATCTCAATACATACGTTTTTACCGTTGATTTTATCAGCTTTGGTGATCTTTGCTGCCAATGCTCGAACACTTTCGATTGAAACGTTTTCTGGTAAAACTTCTGCCTCTACTGCCTCTACCTTCTCTACTGCCTCTACCTTCTCTACTGCCTCTACCTTCTCTACTGCCTCTACCTTCTCTACTGCCTCTACCTTCTCTACTGCCTCTACTTTTGCTCCTGCTGTTGCCGTCGTCACCAGTGGGGGATGTGCTAACTTCTCTAATAATTCAGTCAGCAGTTCACAAACTTTCGTCTGTCCCTCAAGCATAATATCAATTTTCTCCTCTAGGAAGACCTTTTTCTTTTCTGCCATTTTCTTTTCTCCTTGTTTTAGTGACTGATTGTCGTTTAATATCACGTTGATATTACTTAGTTTCCACTCTAGAAGTTCCATCATCTCTGCTTCTATCGTGTTCTTTATCGTCAAGATATAAGCATTAACGGGATTCTTTTGCCCCATACGCTCAAGTCTCGAGATACATTGATCCATATCCTTAGGCAACCAGGAAGGTTCGACGAATATGCAAGTTGATGATGCGTGTTGTAACCCGTCGATGCCTTCTCCGGCCGCTTCCATTTGCCCTAAGAATATTTGGTGTTTCTCCTGCGTCATAAATAAATCAATCCTCTTACTTCTCTCCTTCGCTGATACTGAGCCGTCAATAACTATCGGATTGTACGCCCTAAACTTCTCCTCTAAAAATTTCTTTACTTCTTTGTGGTAGAAGAATACCACGACTTTGTCTTCCTCTAATCTATCCTCGATAAATCCTGCGCAATCTTTCAATTTGTGTTTGGCGACTGCACGCCGAATACGACTGATCTCCCCCATTTTAAAATGCTCGGGTTCCCTATCTCCTGCGATCTCCTGTGTCAGCACCTCTTCCGCGGCAATCGTGGCCTGGATCGCCGGCGTGCAGTCAAATTCTACACGTTGAATTATTCTTTTAGGGAGTTCTTTCAACACATCTGCTTTCTTACGTCTGATTAGAAAACCTTTGAGTTTATCCCTAAGCTCATGCAAATGCGTTGCACCGGTCACAACAAGGCCGAACCTTCCCTTATATGCTCCACAATAGCGATAAGCAAAACCCATATAAGAGTTGTGAGGTGCAAACTTGTCACTCATACAACGGGCGACCATAGGAAACAGGTCAATCGGTCTATTGGTAACAGGTGTTCCTGTTAGAAACCACATTCTCTTTGTGGCATAGACAAGAGAGTTTTTACCTAAAATTTTCCTTGTCCTTTGGGATTTTGGATTTTTTAATCGGTGGGATTCATCACAAATAATTATATCAAAACCCATCTTCGAGATTTGTCTAAACATTTTCTCTCTGATAACAAGATCATAGTTAATGATATAAACTTGCTTGTCTGTAGGTAGTTTCTCGGTAGATGTATCAATTATATGGTGAGTGTATAAATCGCCCGTCCACTTCTTAAATTCCTTAGCCCAATTATATTTAACTTGGGCCGGACAAATAATAAGTATACGCCTTGCCTTAATGCGAGTACAGGCGATAATAGCTTGAGCAGTTTTCCCAAGTCCTGGGTCATCTGCCAATAAAGCGTACTTTCTCTCGGTTAGGAAATCAATTCCTTCGTTTTGATATTGTCTTATTTTCATTTTTATTATAGAAACGATTCAAATAATCTTATGTATTCACTTGATCTCTTGTTTTGTTTGCTTGACCCTGTCTTCTCAAAACCTAAGCGCACTAGAATATTTGCGATCCTGCTTGCATCCCAGGTAGTGATCTTTGCTGCTGACCCGTTTAAGGCATCTTCATACAACTGCGCCGGTAAGACAACACAATACTCGCTGCCTTCTGGGCAATGTTCCATGTAGTGACCTTCGATATAAGTCTCTAACAGCTCAAACCAAGGGTCTTCCTGCTGCCTTTTGATAACCTCAGCGTCGATCATAGCCGCAGTTTCTCTACCTTCAACGTATATGTTTTCGCCTTTCTTGAAAGCAGCAACAGCTTGTGCCCACAGTTCGTCGCGTTCTTCTCTTAACTTATGTAGATCAAAATGTTTTAGTGCAACAGGCCAGAAGCGTCTGTTGCCAGTAGGATCCTTTAGATACCCTTGTTTCTCGGGGTTAATTGTTCCAAAAAATATACATTGACGCTTAAAATTCTCAACAGTTCTACCATACGCGGGTCTGATACGATCCACTTGTCTAGTAATGAAAGCTTTTAAATTTTCGATCCCTGGTTTTCCTAGTACGGCCATTTCAGCGAGCTCAACGATCCAATTACCCTGCAAAATAGACACGGAGTCTTTATCTCTAATGTCAAGAGACGCGTCTGAGTACCAAGGCTCCGCCAAAGTCTGGCATAAATGTGATTTACCTAAACCTTGATGCCCTTCTAACACGAGGATATGATCAAACTTGCATCCAGGATTAAACACGCGAGCAACAGCAGCAACCAAAATTTTCCTACCAACAAAAGAGGTGTATTTATTAATCGGTGTGCCACAGTATCGATTGAGCCAAGTGTCTAGAAGATTGTGTTCCGAGATAGGTTTTAATGCAGACAAATAATCTCTGATGGGATGATAAGCTCGCGTTCTTGCCTCGTGTAAAATAACTTCATGTATTATGTTGGTAGGAACTTCGTAGCCTTTGTTCATGGATAACCAACAAGCCGCCTGTATCGCGTCAGAATCACCCCAAACTGAATTATCTTTATGCCAAACAGGCTTCTTTATAAGCTCGATCTCGTGATTAAATTCATTGTATCGAACCATATTCTTGCAGGGTGCGTTGTTAACCTTAAAAAGTAAATTCATAAGGTTGTTACGGGTTTTCTTTAAGGTGTCATTAGCACCTATATGCCACTTTAATTTCTCTTCATCCACTTGTTGAGGTAGAGCGTCAAAGTCTTGGTCAACAGATTGAGCTCCAATAGGCATATAACCATAAGCATAAGCGTTTTCTACCTTACTCCGGACATCAGTCTCGCTCCAGGTAGGTCTACAGCGCGGGTTAAAATGCTCAAGCATCAATTCTGCCGTAGTTGAGGCCTTGAGGCCCCAGTTTTTTCCAATAGCGGCCACGTGAAAGGTGCGAGAGTCTCCATTAGCGCCTTCGATGGCCGGCTCGGTCTCTTTACAATAACAAATAAACTTCTTGACCATCGCGGGATGATCACTTACAAGGCCTTCTACTTCTATATTGACATCGTCTTCCCTTATTAATAGCGCAAGAAGAGCCTCCGGGCAAGGTACTACAAGGGATGGGTTGTTCTTATGGATTGTATAATAACCATCTTTTTTCTTTGGCATACGGCGGTAACTGCCGGCTGCTGTGATCCAACGATCTTTAAATTCAAGGCCGGGATAACCTTTAAGGTTTTGTTTTATTTTAAATGTCTCTAATTTAGTGAAGTAGATGTGATAGCCACCGGAAGGTGTTCGTACAACAAAAGTATTCTGTATTGTCTTCTCCATATTAAGGCCAAGATCATAGAACAAGCGAGATAGCGGTTTGTCCTTCTCTCCACTCTCTAAGGTCTTGTAAGAGCGCGGATCTACATCAATAACCACATACCGGTGCTGCAGTATTGCCTGGTAGTTTTCAGCCTTAGGTGTAAAGCTTGGATCGAAGGGTGTTAATTGGAATCTTTTGCGTGCCGGTATCGTGGTAGTGCCAACACAAGGCGCTAGCATGATACCTGACTTTATATATAGGGAAAGAACATCGGTTTTTGGTAGCGGGAAAGAATTAGATGTCTGCGACGTCACTAGCATCTCCTTTATTTTTGAGCTTACTATCTAATAAAGTTTGTACCTGTGCTTTAGAATAATATACAACATTGGCATTATCGCAATATCGTGTGATGTTATTTTTCTTGATGAAATCATAAACGTGTTGTACTGAGCAATCATTAAAAATTCCTCGGATATCTCCCAAAGAATAAACGTCGTCATAATTTAAAGAGCTACTCTCGAGATGATCAAGATTTCTTTTCTTAGCAAACCAACCAAAGAGCTCGGATAAAGGAAAGCATAATCTCCCGCCTAATTTACGACGGGGGAAATCTTGGTTTCTGTTAATGAATTGCCTAAATGCTGAAATGTTTTTGCCTACGTAGTGTGATGCTTCTGTAGTTGATAAGTATTTTTCATTATCATATAAAATCATTTTTTAATCTCCCTTTTAGAGTATTCCATAATATACTACCAAATTGTTCTGGTGTCAAGTAAATTGTTTTGGTTTTAATTTAAAATATTTCTTCCCATAATTCATCGGTGCGTTCCCCGGCGACATTAGCGCGGACAATGCAATCCTCAATCTTTTCTTCGATCGATATTATTTTCTTATCTACGATGTTGCCTACAGCCATGATAATAGCTACCCAAAAGGCTACACATAAGGTTAATATAACAATCCAAACAATAATTTTTTCGTTTTCTAATTTCATTTTTTCTCCCTTTTGTTGCCTACGGTAATAAGGAAAGCGCGGCTGTAGGCTAACACTTTGCCTACACGCTGGAAACACTTTGCCTACGATTATTACAAATTAATGATATGCGGCCTCAATTATGATCCCGCGTCGCTTTTTGCATAAATTGCATATCCTACAATTCCTGGCGCAAATATACCGGCCTTTGGGGTTTGGCACAACCTTAAAATTATTATGGACCATAAAACCGGATCCAGTAATAACTAAATTATTGCTTAAATTGTCAAATTTAAGATCCCGTCGCGATGTGTAGGTATAGATAGGAATGTTTACAAGATCCGCTATTCTGCTTAATTTCTTGACGCATTTTTGATTATAAAAGTCTCCGGCCTCATTAAAACGTATGTTTTTAAAGGGCTTGCGCTTGCGCTCCTGGATTGCATTGATCTCCGCTGCTATTTGATCCGCAGGAGTGCTTTGCCAATACTCCGCTTGTCTTTTTCTAAAAGCGCGACTCTCTTTATACGCCCGCTCCGCCTTCATAGCATAGCATTTTTTGTTTTTATAGAATTTACAAAGATCTTTTTTGCCCGCCGGGCAATTTGCAGCGGGGCCCATGTTTATAATCATTGTTGATCGAGGGACCTTTAAATTCCCTGCGCTGTACTCTAATTTTTTTAATAATTTTTTACATAAAGACACGTTGTCACCTTCCTTTATTATTTATTTTCACCATAGTTTATTGCGTCCATCATTATAGCGTCAATACAACCTTGCAAATCACTTTGGGATATATCATCAAGATTATTAACTAAATCTAATACCCTTGATGTTAATTCTGATATTTTGGATATAGTCTTGCTTTCGACTTGATAAATCATCTTATTGACTCCTTATTTTTTATACTTTGGTTTATATTAATTAATAGGTACTTTATCAACATTTATTCCTCCAGCTTCTAACATCTCTAATGTTTGTAGTTTTTCTTTAAAATGTTGCATAGTGTAACAACCTACAGTAGAATAACATCTTATAAGCTTTTTATGTTCTTCAGTGTTTTTATGTCCATGTACAATTTTTATAAAATCAACAATAATATTTGCTCTTTTCATAGTATTAAACCTCCTTTCAGTCATTTTTTAGTTCCTCCATTACTCTTTTATAAATATTTGCGATGGTTGTATCGGAGCAGTTCCAGCGGCGCGCCAGTTTTGAGAATCCAAAATCCCGCGCAAAATCAAAATACTCTTCTATTATTTTATACTCTTGCTCTTTTGTGAATTTCCTTTTTCTCATATTATAGGGCCGGATCCCGCGGAGCTGATCCGCAGGATATAGCGCCGGCCGCCGCTTTTAGGGTTTTTATCTTCTCTCCGGGGCAATAAAAAGTATTTCCTGCGCATTGTTTTGATATAATGAATGCCCAATACCAGCAAAAAAGCGCTGTGCTGTTGCGGGCCAGGGCCCTTCAGGCATGCAATGACTAAAGCTTTCAGCTTCTACTGGATCGGCTTTTTTGCCGCCGTCAAATATCACGCGATGCGTGAAGCCGTTAAGCTGTACGGCCAGAAGGCGCCTTCCTGGATATATCTTTTTAAATAATGCTTTTAGTTCTTTTTTCATGTTTTAAGCTCCCTTTTTGTTTTTATTTTAAATTTGCCTGGAATTGATCCGCCAGGTTCCAAAGTTTAATGTTTGTCTTTGTGTCACGTTCTACGCTCTTAATTGATCGCGTGCGGCGCCAGTGTCCCGCAGTATTGCGCATAAGTAGGCCACCTTTTATTATGTTCTCTTGTATAACATTAAAAGCAGTCCAAAAATTGCTTGTTTCTTGATCCGCGCGCCGTCTGTATCTCAAAAGATCTTGCGCGAATATATCTCTATCCGGCATGATCTCCGCCTTTACGAGTTCACAAAATGAGGTCTGTTGATCTATATTGATCCTTTTATTATTCCAGATGCGGACTGTTTCAGTCAATTGATCCGCCTTTTGGATCATTTTTTTAGATAATATTATTATTTGATCAATATCACGGGACGCGCTACCGCTGTGCCTTATCTCTAATGATCCAAAAATATCTCCAGTAATTAAACCGTTTGCGCAGGCTATCCTAAAAAGTCCCAGCATTAGTTTATAGCTACTTGTCCCATTGTGCGCATTCATTAAAACAAGCTCTGGTACATTGCCGTTGATCTGCGGCGCGTCTTTGTGTCTCATCCTTACCACGTGACGCGCAAAGGATCTTTTTGCTGGATCGATGCTGCGCGCTTGCGCTGCGCTTGTAGGATTAAAACCGGCCGCTGTTAGCTCATCCACGATACGCGCTGTTGATATTACGTTATACTTATCAGATCTCGAAAAGTGCGGCATCTCATTGAATAATGCGGGAGTATTTATCATGTTTAAGTTTGAATTTTCTTCCATTTTTTCTTTTAGTGTCATTGTTTCCATTGTTTTAATTTCCTTTTTTGTACGGTTTTTATTAGTTTTTAATTGAATATCAAGGCAAGGGTAATTAAAATTATCATCCCTGCGATGCATCCTGCGCAAATATACGCGCCTTCAATCTCTTTCTTTCTGCTGCTGCGAATTCTGGCTAGTTGTTCACGTGTCAATTTTACCATTGTTTTTTAACCCCCTTTTGTTATGGTTTTAATTTGTTTTATACTCAGTATTATAAGGAAGGCTTTTTTGTTGTCAAGCATTTTTATTTAATGTTAATAATATCATTATTAATTAAATATATACTTTTATCGTCGACAAATCAAGGTCAAAAGTGGCTTAGGTTCAAAAGTTTCTAAGTTGCTGTAAATAAAAGTTTTAAATAGTGTTTAGTATCATTGAAAGAGCAGAGATACATTTTAATCCAAATAGGGCTTGTTTAACAATGTCACATGTTTTTAAGGTGCTTTTTTTGATAGCATCGCGGCGGAGTTGTCACTACTGCGCTAGTGATAATATTAAATAGTATTTAAGGTGTTGTAGTTTTTATATTTATATTTTTTCTATTCTCTATTAGTTGATGTAAAATTATCTTTAAGATTTTATTTTTTTTTTTTTGCTTATTTTGAGCATATGCTCATAATAGGTTAGCACTTATTATTGATGATAGTATCAATGCATGATCGCATAATTGCGCCAGGCTCAAGGCCTATTGATTTATGATTATCAAAGCATCGATGCGCTAATGATCACGCGGCCTGGATCCCTAGCGCATGGTCTCAATTTTGAAATCATACCCCCACCCCTATCATTTTTTGGGCCGGCACGCATCCGTTCCACCCGCGTCCAGAGATATAAAAATACTTTATTTCGTGCTTGTGCTCTTGATTACTTGTGGTGAGCTGCGGAGACGCATTACTGATTACTTGTGGTGAGCTGCAGAGGCGCACTACTGATTACTTGTGCTGCCCCTGAAAAAAAATTTTAGAAAAAATTATCACTTGACAAAAGATATTATTAATGGTAAAGTTTTACAGGTGATATTATTAATAACAAAAAAGAGCCCTCACCTTGGGTTCTCAAGTAAAGGAGCTAATCAATGACAAAAGGATTCGAAGTCAAAGTAGAAGGGGAGTATATCGCCCGGTCGGGTGTTATGGGAAAAGAACGCGTTATAAAGAATTACGAAATTAAATGTATCGTCCCTGATTTGGAAAAACCACTATCAGTTATTAAGAATAAGATATTGGCCGCTAAACTAAGAAACAAATATGAAGACTACTCTATGTTCAGAACTTATCACATAACAGAGATAAACCCTTTATCTGATGAGGATAAGTTTAGCGCTGATCTCAGCAACGTGAAGTATATGAGTAAAGAAGCTCTTCTTGGTGTAATCCGCAAGAACGCGCTGAAAGTTCCTTATGACCTATACCCAGACCTTTTTAAATTAAGGGAAGCTGTGCAGTTTGCGATGAACGATCCTAAAGGGTATGAAAGACAATTAGACCTTCGCAGGGAAGATCTTGAGTTGGATAAAGAAGTAGCGGGTTTAAACCCTGATATTGCGCCAAAAGGTTCTAATATAAACGAAGACGAGAGCAACGATGCTCCTACACCAGCGACACCAAAGGTAAAGAGAGTTAAAAAGAACCTAAGCAAAGAACATATCACAAAACAAACCGAAGATAGGGTGTATGGTTTGGCTGCAGATATGAAGAAAGACGGAGAAATGGGAGAAATGGATGGCGAAGAAAGCAAAAAAGTCGCAGATCTTGGAGATTTATAGAAAAAAGCCCCAAAAATCGGCTATTGTTTGGGAAAACGGCGTTCCAAGAGCTGTAGTTGAGCATCCACGCTTTGATAAGCAGAACTCAGCGAGTCTTCTCACGGAACTATCAAAGGAGTTTTTGAATTTTCCTTATGATGGTGAAGATGATAGATACTTCGGAATGACCAAAGGAGAGGCTATGGTTGCTCAGTTGGTTGATTCTGCCTCTACAGGCAGCGCTGAATCCCGTAAGGAGCTTATGGATAGAATCGTTGGTAAACCTATGCAAAACATTAAATCTATGACCCTCAAGGGCACCCTTAGTGATTATTTAGATGCTTTAGAAGGTGATGACACGGATGTAACCGATATTTAACAACAGAGGGGGATATGGAGCAAAGAGACTTTCAAGCAGAGAGAAGGAAAAAGCTAAACCTTTTGACAAATAATCTCCCTTATTTTTCTAAAACTGCGCTAAAGATAAGGACGAAAGAGGGGAAGATAAAGCCCTTTGTCTTTAATAGGGCGCAAGAGTATGTTCATCAAAGATTAGAGGAACAGAAGAGGAATATGGGTTTTGTAAGAGCTCTTATCCTTAAAGGGCGACAACAGGGGTGTTCCACCTACGTTGCTGCCCGATTCTATCACAAAACCTCTTTTATCCCTGAAAGTTCCACATTTATCCTATCCCACCAGGCTAAGACGACCGGCCCACTATTCGACATGGTCAAGCGGTATCACGACAATATGCCAAGCGTATTAGCACCCGATACCGATACTTCCAACAAAAACCAGATGAAGTTTGCATTTGCCCCTACTGACGGTGATGTTAAACTGATATCTGAATATACAGTTGGAACGGCAGGAAACGAGGATATTGGTCGTGGGTTTACAATAAAGTACCTACATTGCTCGGAGGCAGCCTTTTATGAAAAAACAGACGAACTCGAGACAGGTTTGTTCCAAGCAGTCGCTGAACTCCCTGGAACTGAAATTATTATGGAATCGACTGCTAACGGCATCGGTAATATGTTCTACCGAAAAGCTATGGACGCTCTCTCAAAAAAGGGCATTTATCAACTCATCTTTGTCCCGTGGTTCTGGCAAGATGAATACCGCACGAAAACTCCTGAGAATTTTATCCTGGAAGCTAACGAGATCAAACTCAAAGAACTCTACAACCTCAATGACGAACAGATCCTGTGGCGTAGAAATAAAATAGTTTCTCTTGGGTCAGAATGGAAATTCCAACAAGAATACCCAATGAACGCCACCGAGGCCTTTGTTGTTTCAGGAGACTCTTTAGTCGATAAGGAAAAGCTTCTCGAGGCGCGTAAGTGCGATATTACAGATACGAACGCGCCAACAGTGTTTGGTGTCGATTGTGCGCGATCGAACGACCGCACAGTTATAACTATCCGACGAGGAAGACAAATCCTCACCTACTTCGTTCTCGAGAACACGCCGGGCGACACAGGCCCTAAGTCAGTTGAGTTGGCTCAATACTTAGAAAAACTAATTAAAAGATATTCTCCGCAAAAAGTATTTATTGATTATGCACAAGGCTACGGAACGATTGACTTGCTAAGATCTTGGGGATATACTGATGTCGTTCAAGGTGTATACTTTAATCAAAATCCATCTGAACCAGATATTTATTTAAACAAACGCTCGGAAATGTGTATTAATGCCAGGGATTGGATACAAGATGGAAATGTTAATATCCCAGATGATGATGCCTTTTTTACAGAATGTGCACTCATCCCCGACTACAAAGAGACACCAACCAAGAAAAAGTACATTGTTCCAAAGAGTGAAATCAAAATTAAGCTAGGGGGGCTCTCAACAGACATTTGGGATTCTTTTATTTTAACATTTGCATTTAACGTAAAATATGATATTTTAATAGGGAGGCAATCTGTATCCAGAAGGATAAAGAAAAAGACAAGCCCATATCAAACTACACAAAGAATTTCAGGAAAACAGAAAGCTGATAATAAAACCATCAAGGTAAATTTTGGGTAGTTTTACAAGGAGAATATTATGAGTGAAGTTATGGAATGGTGGGCAAGGACGTTCGAGCCGGAGGGGTCAGGCGGATCTGATTGGTACGGCGGGGAAGCAGAGCGTAGAGCAGAGACGAAGAAGAATGAAGAGATAGGTAAAGTAAAAGCGGTAGAAAAGAAAGCAGCAGAAGAGAAGGCGGCCGTAGAAGCTGTCGAGGCAGAAAAGAGTAAGAAAAGAGCACAAGCAACCGCAACGCAAAGAGCTAGCTATGGCTCGAATGAGGGGAACTTATCTCGCTCGTTCCTATTGAGGTTATAATATGAATAAAAATTTAAGCCGCATTGAAGTACTGAAAACACGCATGAAGGACAACGAGAAGATAAAACAAAATTGGCATAGTATATGGGAATTTTGTGGCGAGTATGTCCATACACGTAAACAGAATTTTCTTTCAACACCCACCCCGGGTGAATTTTTAACAGATCAACTTTTTTCTTCATTTGCGCCGCAGGCGAATAGCCAGATGTGTTCAGCTCTTCTTGGTCAACTATGGCCCAACGGAGCACGTTCAGTCAGACTTAAACGCCCTATGCACATCAAGAATTCCGCAGAGGTGAAGAAATACTACACGACGATAACAAACGTATTCACAGGCTTTTTAGACCAACCAGAAGCTAACATGGTTCCCGCATTGGCGGAGTATATGTTCGATCAAGGAGCTTTTGGTATTGCCGGTATCCATAGAAAAAAGACTAACGATTTTACACAACCTCTTAAATTTTTCCCTATCACAGTTAAAAATTTCCTCGTAGAAGAGAACAAAGAAGGAAAAGTTGTTACCGTTTTTATTGACGACAAATATACAATTAAGCAACTTGTTGACACTTTCGGTCTTGATAATGTTTCTAAGAATAATGCTGATAAATATAACAAAGGCCTTTTTAATGAAAAGGTACGAGTTATACAAGTTGTAGAACCGAGAATGGAAGGTAAGTTTAAATTTGGTAATAAAGGGTTTCCTATTTCGTCAATTCATTTTGAGTGGGACACAAATAAAATTTTGAAGGAATCTGGTTTCTTACAACACACGTTGGTGGTTTCACGTTTTGCTAAGGCTATCGGAGAAGTATACGGTCGTTCCCCTGCCATGTTTGGTATGCCGGCGATTCTGCGTCTCAATCTTATTATGGAGATTCTAATGACGAACTCTGAAAAGATTGGTACGCCCCCGTTATATCTACTCGATAATGGGGCATTGGGTGGTTCTATTGTAGATACATCAGCAGATGCATTGAACGTATTCCAAACATCAGGTCTAGGTGAGAGATCTCCTATAGGGCCTATCTCTGACGTTGGCGACCAGCGTCCATTGATTGAGCTTATTAAAATGTTGAAAGAAGAAATAGCTCAAGCATTTCTCATTGATAGGTTATTGGACATGAACAACGAGCAGAGAATGACTTTAGGTGAAGCTCAGATACGTGACAGGATTCGTGGTGACGCAAACGCTTCAATCTACAAGAGACAGATGAACGAACTCTTTACCCCCTTACTACAAGGCGCTTTTAATGACCTTCTCGGTATGGGGCACATGGGAGTTATTGCAGGTTCAGATCTTGAAGAAGAAGTTTTAGCACGGGGTTTTGTTCCTCTTATAATGCCCGAAGCTGTCAGAGCGGCTCTTGAGAAGAAACAACCAATATATGAGTTGGAGTATATCTCACCGGCGGCAAGAATTATGAAGACAGAGCAACTTCAAGGATTAACGACTTTCCTTGATATCAGTATTGGCGCTAGCCAAGCTATTCCAGAGGGGATAGATAATATTGATATCGACACAATAATTCAAGAACTTGCGAGCTTGACAAACATAGGCGAAGATAAACTAAAAGATACAGATACAATAAAAGCGATTAGGGAAGCGAAGGCACAAATGGCTCAACAACAGCAACAAGTAGAACAAGCTCAGGTAGCTGCTGATGTTGGCATGAAAATGTCTCAAGCCCAATCCATGCAACAAGGAGCGATAAGTGGGAGACCAAGAGGATAAAAAGAAAGGAAATACAAAAGATACAGTAAATCGGGCTGTTGCAGAAATAGCCCAAACCGAAGCAGGGCAGATATTTTTTAGATGGATGATGAATAGTTGTTATTTTCAAAAGTCCACGATCGTAGCGGATCCAACTGCCCAAGAGATAAACCCGATGGGCACTATATTTAATGAATCGCGTCGACGTGTTTATCTTGACATAAGGAGGGCGATCCCAGTTGGATTGCTGAGAAAGATTGAAAACACTTAATTAAACAGGAGACAGAAATGAAGAACAAATCATTATTAATGGTAGTAGCTTTGTTGGTGTTGTTTGTTGGAATAGCAGGAGCAGCAGTTGTAGTTTATGATGACGGTACCAAAATTGATACGACAGAAAGAATTGATTTCATCGGTGGGCCAACTGTTACAAAAAGCGGGAATAAGGTACTTGTTACCAGCACGGCCTATGCGGGAGCGGTAGATTTTGCTAGCACGGTAGATATTACAGGCGCTGCTACACTTGATAGCACATTACAGGTTGACGGGGCTGCTACACTTAACAACATAACCATATTAGATGTTAATGATTATTCAGCAGGAGCAGGAGCTTTACCTATCACTAAATCGGTTATTGCTTTAACTACAAGTGGTGCTGAAGCCTTGACTTTAGCAGACGGAGTTGAAGGGCAATTACTGACAATTAAGATGGTATCAGACGGTGGAGACGGTACTGTTACTCCGGCTCATTTGCTTGACGGAACAACTATTGTTTTTGATAATACAGACAGCGTTCAACTTATCTTCTTAGGTACATCATGGGCGGTAATTGGAACACCGACAGCGACAGTTTCATAACAACAAATAAAATAAAAACATAACAGGAGAAAGCGATGCCAGAACCAGAAGCAACACCAGAGGTAACACCAGAGGTAAAACCAGAGGTAAAACCAGAAGCAGTAAAGTCGGCGGCGCCAGGCACGGTAGCAGTAGCTACCCCGAATATGCCGCAAGACCCTGCGTCAAAATCAGCTGAGCCTCAAACCCCTGAGTTTGATTTTCATAAACTCGTGCCGGTTGAGTTTCAGCAGAAGCCTTATATGAAGGAAGTCAATTCTTTTGATAAAATGTTCAAAGATTTTGACAACGCTCAGTCTTTGATTGGGCAAAAGCAAGCAGTAATACCAGCGCCGGACGCCGCTCCCGAGGTATGGGACGCGTATTTTTCTAAGGTAAGACCAGAAAAGGCGGATGCCTATAATCTCCCAGAAACCGAATATGTAAAGAAATTCGGCAGGGATGAGGAGTTTGGTAATACGATGAAAGGTCTTTTCCATAAAGCTGGGTTACACCAAAGTCAAATTGATATCCTTACACAAGGATATGACGGTATATTATTAGAAAAAGCAAAAGGAACCGCGGACGAAGCAGCTAAGCAATCCGCGGACTTTGAGAAATTAGCAGATGGCCTTTTTGGAGACAAGAAGGACGAGAAGTTAAAAATAGCAAACGCCTTGTTAAAAGAGCATACACCTAAAGAACTTCAGCCACATCTGCAATCTTTGTCAAATGATAATTTAACTATTATGGCAAGCATACTTAATTCTTTTCACGATAAATATATGAGTGAGGATAACCTAAATTTCGGGGGGAAAGGATCAGAAGGCGACGCTAATGCGGCAAGAGCTGAAGCTCAACAACTTATGGCAGACCCCTCGTACAAGGATTTTCGTCATCCTAAACATGATGCGACAGTTGCACGTGTTAACGAACTTTATGCACGAATAGGTAAAATGTCATAGTTATTTAAAAAAGTTATCTTTTTTCTTGACAAATACAATTATACTGTGGTAGATTATTACTAGATAAGCGGGGAGCGTTAACCACGTCCGTAGGGTGAAGCCGCCCTTAATAAAGGCAACACGTCCGGAAATCCCGGGGAGCGTAAATAACTCTTGTGTTAAACTTTTATTAAAGGGAGGCTGATATGGCAGCTCAAATCGAAACAGGACAAGTAATCCAGTTTTCTGATGGCGTCCACCAGGAAGCCCAACAGATGAAAGCCCGTCTAGCGGGAATTTTCCCTGTTAAGCAAATGAAGGGTAAAGCTTATGCTTATGATGGAGTAGGTTCTATCGAAGCACAAGAATTATCTGGCCGTTTCAATACGGTAAACTTTTCTGATTTAAAGATCACTCGTAGAAAAATTGGTCGAAGACGTTTCTCTTTGACTCTTCCTATCGACGAAGATGATATTTCCAAAGTATTATTAAACCCAGAACGTGAATACCAGAAAGCATGTGCAATGGCTATGGCTAGAGTGCATGATAGAATCGGTACTGAAGCGGCTTTGGCTTCTGTTATTACAGGAGAAGACTTTGATACAACTGTTACGTTCGCGTCTGATGGTGGTTTGACGGTTAATGCAACAGCAGGTTTGACGTATGAAAAGTTGTTAGAGATCGTACAGAACTTTATCGACAATGATGTTGGAAACGACATGATGGAAGATTTTGTAATGTGCATTTCAGGTGATGAGCATACAGCATTAATGGGTGAAGTTGAGCTTGTATCAGGCGACTATACTCGTCAGTTCGCTGTTGAAAAAGGACAAATCCAGGAAGCTGTTGGAGTTCGCTTGATTAAGTTCGCTGCGAATGCAACAAATCCTGTTCTTAGTGTTTCTGGGGGTACTCGTGATTGTATCGCAATGAGTTCTAGGGCTCTTTGCTACGCGATGCCAAAACAATTCGAGATCAAAGTTCAAGAACGTACTGACTTAGTACAGACAAACCAAGTTCAGGTTAACTGGACTCTTGGTGCAGTTAGAACTGAAGGTGTTCTTGTACAAAAGGTTCAGACAACTGATTAATCTCAGATAACGAACTAATATAGGAGGTTAGTATGTCTTTTGATATCGTAGATGCAAAAGTATTGGCGGGCGAAGCAACTGACGCGCTAAAATCTAGTGGTGTAAAAACTACAAGACGCGTTATCACGTTTGAAACTGCAGCAGCGGATGCCGCGGGCGACATAAAAGCTCTTTTTAGAGTAGGCGCTCACGAGATTCCAGTTGAAGGTTGGCTGATATCAGACGCAATCGCAGGCGCTTCTGATTTAGATGTAGGTCTTTACAGAGACAACCAAGTTGTTGTTGACAAAGATGCTTTAGCAGACGGGCTTGATCCGTCAGCAGGTATTGCGTTCGCTTCAAAGTTGGATATCTTGGCAGCATTAGGGGTTGAAGAAAGAGGTGTTTTGAAGTTCTTCGAAATCGCTAATGATGTTGCTACAGGAGATGTGATTGGGGTATTACCTAATGATTCTTATTGGGTAGCAATTACTCTAAATTCTGAGGTAACTGCTGCGGGAACTATTACTGTTTCATTAACCACAGTTGGTCGATAAACTGTAATTAAAAAATTGAGGTGCGATTCACAGGGGCGCACGTAAGTTATGCTTGCGTGCGCCCTTTTCTTTAGGAGGATACAATGTCTAAACCCACAAGTCCACAAGCGATCTGTAATTTGGCTCTTGATCTATTAAACGAGAAGCAGATCGTTTCTATTAGCCCACCGGATCCTGATAACACGACCGAACAGTTATGTGCGCGTTGGTATGACGTGGTTAGACGCAAATTGCTTGAGTCCGGGAATTGGAACTTTGCTCAAGCGAGTCAAGCGGTTCCTCGTGGCGGCACTCCCTCGGTTGATAGGTACTCCGATTACTACGTTTTTCCAAATAACTATCTAAAACTTACAGCTATTAAAGATTGGGATTTACCTCTTCAACGATGGGATTATCGTATTGAAGGGAAGAAACTTCTGATTAATAACAGCACAGCAAGTTCAATTGACTTATATTTTATACAAGATATTGAAGATGTGACTATGTTTCCTGGGTACTTCTCTGACCTTTTTGCTGGATTATTAGCTTTAAGCATGGCCCGTAAACTGACCGCAAAGCCGTCAGTCTTAACTTTCATAAGCGAGTATATTAAGGAAGCAAGACGTGTTGCTTTAGGAGCAAACGGACAAGCACAACCACCAAGGCGATACGAGAGAAGTAAAATTAAACAAGCCGGTATGAGACCTGGATCGGCGAACAGCGTAGCAGGAGATTATAATTTCCTGTATGACCCTAATTAATTATGCCTGAACAGACTATAAATAATTTTGCAGGAGGAGAAGTTTCTTCAGATATTTACGGAAGAAGCGATTCAGAAGTTTATCCAGCAAGTGCGAAGAGATGCCAGAATTTTATTCCACACGCTCAAGGTTCTTTGGAGTACAGAGGTGGACTTAAATATGTTCATCCGTCAGAATCCCAAGCGAATTGTAGGCTTGAGACCTTTCGTTTCTCTGATGACGAGACGTATATATTATCTTTTACTCCTGGTTTTTTGAGAATTGTCGAGGATAGCTCTATAACGCTCGCAGCCACGGGTACGAGTATCACCGGCGCGACGAGTGCTGATCCGGTCGTTATAACGGCGGTAGCTCATGGGTTCTCGGACGGTGATGAAGTTTACATCTCGGGAGTTGTTGGAATGACAGAGATCAACGCCCGATTTTTTACTATCACGAACTCGGACGCTAACACTTTTGAATTGGTTGACTTATTCGGGAACGCCGTTGACGGCTCTGCTTACACGGCTTACTCTTCTGGTGGAACTGTTAAAGCAGTTTATACTATAGTTTCCCCTTATACCGCCGACGAGTTATTTGAATTTCATTGGGCGGGTCAAGGAAATATTGGGTACTTTGTGCATAATGATTTTGCCCCGTATAAATTAACCCGCGTAAGCGCGACCAGTTGGACTTTTGCTACGTACTCCCGAACTACTGATCCTTTTACTGGCGTAGGATTGTATCCTAGAGCTGTTGCCTTTTATGAAGGTCGTTTAGTTATGGCTGGAACTACTACTAATCCAGATACTATTTATGCCTCTCGCGGGCCGGATTCCGCAGGAGCTTCCAGATATGATGATTTTACTCTCGGTAGCGCGGTAGCAGATGACGCTTTGATCTTTCCTATATCTTCAGGTCATGGAGATATCGCGTACATAAACTGGATTGCGGGTACTGAACTTTTCTTAGCTATAGGAACAACAGGTGGAATCAGTGCTATGGATGGGGGTGGAACTAATGAAGCCATCACCCCAACAACAGTAAGAGTTCGTCCAATAGACCCTTATGGTGGTCAATATTTACAACCGGTAGCGAATGGATCGACGTTATTTTATATGCAGAAAGGATCTAGAAAAATTAGATCTTTTCAGTATGAGCTAATGGCTGACTCTTATCGTTCAAATGATAGGCAGTTTTTAGCTTCTCATTTAACAAGGAGTGGAGTAGTTCAGTTAGCTTTTCAGCGTGGAAAAGACGATATTATTTACGCGGTTACGGGGGCGGGTGCACTTATCGCGGCTGTTGTTAAAGATAAGGAAGACCCCTCCGGGTGGATGCGCGTAAAACCAGGTGGGCCGAGTGCTAAAATTAGGAGTGTGACAACTGAATCATTAGTTTCTGGGTATGACCGAGTCTGGGTAGTTGTCGAGAGAGAAATTAACGGAACGACAGTTCGGTACATGGAGTACTTTACTGACCCGTGGGAGTCTTTGGTCATTGAAGACTATTTTACTGATGAAGATAGCGAGGAAACAGATCAAACAGATTTTAGAAATGAGGTTTTCGAACAGCAAAGGGAATTTACTTATTTAGATAGTCACCTAACAAGTAACGGGTCTGACCTAGCAGGGGGTAGTATCACTATGACTCCCGGCGCAACTACGGGAGATGACATAACTTTTACTGCTTCTTCAGGTGTCTTTCTGTCCACGGATGTAGGTAGTGAGATATGGAAAAAATATGAAGATAGGGCGGGTGGAGGTAGAGCCGTTATTACCCAGTACACTTCCTCGACGGTAGTTGTCTGTGATGTTCTCGAGGACTTCGATAATACAGATGCAATCCCCGCTGGAAGTTGGTTTTTGACTACAGATACCGTAGGGGGCCTACATCACTTAGAGGGTGAAGATATTCAGGTATTGGCTGATGGGAGAGTTCACCCAGATGTTAAGGTAACTGGGGGTATAATAACTTTAAATCGACAAGCTGCGGTTATTTGTTTTGGTTATAAATATAAAGGGGTATACATATCATTGCCGTTAAATTTGGCTGGCCAAGCTGCAACTACCGGTGGGAGAAAACAAAACATCTCTCGAATTAACTTATTGTTTCACCAATCTTTTTACACGAAGTATGGGTCAAGTCTTTACGACCTTAGCCAAATAGATACAGCGACTATGGGACAATTAACAGATAGACCGTCCTTACCCAATAGCGGGTACGAAGAAGTTGCTATGGAAGATAAGTGGGACGAGACGAAATATATCGTCATTGTTCAAGACATAGCAATGCCTGCTAAAGTTAATGGCGTTGTACTTGATCTTGAGATAGGAGAAGAATGATACGAGCCTTAAACTTTGAAGCAAAACATTATCTAGATATGGAAGTAGAACATTTTTTGTTTGCGGGGTCAATCCAGACAATGCCGGAAAGCTTTTTCTTTCGTTTGGCCGGTCAGCCTCATGTTCATACTCTTTGTAATGAGGAAGGAACGGTTTTGATGGTGTTAGGTCTTGTATCAGTAGGCGTTGGAGTAGGAGAAGTATTTATCCTACCGGCAAAAGGGTGGGTTTATCACACTATTGAGATTTGTCGGTATATAAAGGAACAGCTAAAAAATGGACTAATGTTTCAGCATAGGATACAGGCGAAGTGCAGAGTGGACGATGAGAAGTATTATCGTTTTTTAGAGATGTTTGGCTTCGAGCGGGAAGGTCTTATAAGGCATTTTGATATCCAAGGAAACGACTATTATTTATATTCAATAATTTCAGGAGGGTAATATGGCAGAACTAGCGGTATATGCTTTATATGCTATTAGCGCGGCGTCGGCGATCTCCTCGGGGATAAGCCAATCAAAAGCTCTGCATAAACAAGCTGATCAACAAATAGAGCAAGCTAAGTTAGCAAGGATAGAGGCTAATGAAGAAGCTGTTCGTAGGGAAGAAGAGCGTGATCGCCTTATGGCTCGTCAGCGTATAGCTTTTTCTGCAAATGGAATAAGAGTTACTCCTGGAGATAACACTGTACTTTCAGTTATGAACTATACCGCAGAGCAGTACAACAAAGAGATCTCCGCTATTCGTAGGAGTGGAAAAGCAAACGAGAGTTTTCTAAACACCGAGGCCGATATCAGTTCAAATAAAGCACGTTCTGCGGTTCTATCAGGCTTTGCGACAGCTGCTTCTTACGGGGCTCAAACCGCATCAGTTTTTGTATAATAGGAGGTTTATTGTGGCTACTGTACCAACATATTTTAGAGATAAGTTAGTTTCTTCTAGGACGGGAATTAACACATTAGATAATTCTGCTGCAGAAATGGCACGATCTATAGGAAAGATGGCGTCAAGTTTCCAAGATTTAGCAGCTAGAGTGTACCAGAAAGAACGGGCGCAGGCATTAAAGTCGGAGAGTGCGAAGAAACAAGCGCAGTATATTAACGCCAGTTCTTCTGCTAGTAAGGAAATAATGGAGCAATACGCGGAAGACCCGGAGGCGGGGTATGAAGCTCTACAGTTAAAGTCTAATGAAATTAAAGATAATATATTAGATGGAATAGAGGACTCAAAATTACAAAGAGATTTAACTCCTATGCTCGACGGACTTGTTGCTCAACAGTCGGTGAATAACAGGAAGTGGCAACTTAATCAAACGCAGGCATTAGATCAACAATTTCTTATTGATGTTCAGCAAACTAATGTGAATACTGTTTTACAAGGTGCGACGCAAGAAGAATATAATATTATGATGGGCGACGATACGTTCACGCGAGAGAATTATATACGTGCTTGGGGCGTTGCGGAGGGTACAAAGAATTTTGTTACTGCTCAGAACGGAATGTTTCGAGCGAGAGCAGCAACTATTATGGAAGAGGGTAGGTTCTTCGAAGCTCAGGATTTTATAGAGAAAACCCCCGGTTATGATCCGGTTACCGGGAGAGGTGGGCCAGACGAGAAAACAAGAGCTGAAGTTAAAGAGAACTTTCTTAAGATGCAGAGGGGGGCTACTGCGCGTGCTCTATTTCAGACGCAGTCAGCCGCAAGTTTTGATGTTGTAGAAACGCAAGAGAAGTTATTACTCGACGACGTATCTGCTGCTGAGTTAGATGATAGGGTTATGCAGGTATCTGCGGAAGCTGCGTCGGCAGTACCGGGATCTGAGCAGCAGAAAGTATTGACTCAGTATACCAAAGTTCTGGCGGACATACGAGATATGAAGATGGAGAACACTTTGTTGAACGCTCCAGGGAATACAGACGTAGAGGCGAGTATCCAAAGCAAGTACGAGCAACTCTTTGTTAGAGAAGACGGAATTGTGAAAGTGGATAAGGGTGGTTTCTTAGAGGACTTTCTTGGCTTCCAAGCACAGATCGTTAGCGAGGCGAAGAAGGGAAACATATCTTATAAGAATTATAATAAGTGGATGTTCTGGTCTAAAGTTGCTTTAGACGGTTACGAAATCAATAAGAATAAAATGACGAAAGATAAGGGTATGCGTAAGACGTTAAAGAATTTTCTTAAAGAGTCTAGAAAGCAAAAGAAGAGTGACCAATGGTCTATGAATGTTCTTAGTAGCATATACGAGAGAGTCCCGGTAGAGCAGCTTGATCAGTTAGAGGACGAGGTAGTTAAGAATCTTTTCACGCAAGGCAAGATTGCTGCAACTTTACAGGAGATGGGATTTCCTATAGATATGATAGATGCAAAGATTATTAGAACTTCAGCAGGTGTTTTCCCCGTAGCGGGTTTTGACCCGGAGGACGGGATGCCTATTTTAGAAATACCAACAGAGGCGATAGGTAGATAATATGGCTCAACTAAGATTAGATCAAGTTCAAGCAGCCTTCTCAGGCGGAGGAAATGGGCAACTGGAGAATACAGAATCTTCTAAAAAGATTACTTCTCCGTTGATCACTCTTGACGCCTTTCAGTTGTATGGTCGTGAACCAGACATCAATAGGGGTTCGTATGATACTTGGTGGGAAAAAATGGTTGAAGGTATGACTACCGCAGAGAACCCAGTTTTGGATTTCGCGGGGGAACCCACGGCTAATTTACTTAATTCACTTCCTAGCATAACAAACAGTCTTTTGTTTAGCGCAACTGACATAGCAGGAAATGTTATGGAAGGTTTCTCTAGTAAAGAGAAGTTCGTTAAGAATTTATCAGAACTACCTGTTATTGCTGAGGGTATTGATATTGCTCAAGCTGTTGGAAACTTATATGATTTGATAGCAGGCCCAGGAACTTTTGATGAAAGAGCATCTCGGTCGCAAGCGTTTATTGGAAAAGAATTAGCTGACCAGGAAAAAAAGAAAGAGCGATTCTCTTTACCGCCAGGGGTTTCTCCCGAAGAAGAGTTTACTCCCAGCCCTAACGCAAATATGGCGGAGAAGGTAGGTAAGAAATTAAGATCTGTTGCTTTTTATGCTTACGCACACGATAAGGCTTTCAAGCAGAATATGGCTAACAATGCCAATTTCCCTTTCGTTTCCCAATTAGGGGGAGTGGCGGGAAGTATTACAACGTCGGCTTTGTTGGCGTCAGTAAACCCTAAGCTCGCTTTGGCAGCTATCGGTGGTTCTGAGGGTGCTAATTTCTATCTGGAACAAACCTCTCGGGGTGTTGATTGGAAACCGGCATTAGGTTATGGTGCTCTTATAGGAGGAGCAGTATCCAAACTTGAGCAGATGTCTATAAATGTACTTTTTAAAAAGTACTCTTCCCGCATGGCATTAGCGGCGGATAGTGCTGTAGCAAATATGCTTGAGGAATTTTCACAGAGTGTTACGGTATCGGGGATAGAGCAGTTCACCGGCGCAGAAGATAGGTCGATAGGAGAGATATTAAAGCAGGGGTCTTATGAAGGTATTCTTGGTATGATAGGTGGTGGAGTGGCGGGTATGACGACGGTGCAGATGGCGTATAACAGAATGGATAAAGGTCTTAGAGATAATTTTCCTTTTGATAAACCAACTAGACATAAAATAATAATGAGGACTTTTGCCGACGGAGAGTCTATAGTAAAGAATATTTTGATGGAAGGGTTCGGAGCGACAGATTCAGATCTTGATCTAGTAGAAAAAATTAACAAAGGAGAGGGAGACGCTAATGCCTTATTATTTGAACTAAGCAAGAGAATATTTGATAGGGAAGCGCAGAGAGGTATTGATACAAGACTATCTGAGGAGGACGTTGATGGGGTTATTGAAGAGCAAAGAGCACAAGATCAAGTTGAAGACAGCATATCCAAGGGCACGGCTTCCGTTGATGAAAAAATCGCTGCTGACGAACAGTTATCGCCCGATGAACAAAAGGTTAAAGCCGCCGAAGAAAAGTTATTAAGAGAAGGCAGACAAGCACAGATCGACGCTGAAATGAAGCTCATGGAAGAGGAATTAGATAACCTCCACAATCAGCTAGAGCAGCGAAAGAAGGAAGGGAAACCTACGAAAGCTATTGAGCAGAAGATTGATGCTTATCAGATAAAGTTTGAAGAACTCTTCGACGAGATTGCGACGCTCCCTGATCAGCAGAGAGAAGACTTGGCTAAGAAAATAGTCAAGACTAAAGGACAAAAGATTTCTAGCTTGAAAAATAAAGCAGAGAAGGTGGCGGAGAGAATCGAAAGAGATAGAGTTACTCAGCTATTTAAGAAGAAGGCATCTGATCTTAAAGAAGCTCGGGCGGAATTGCTAAAGTATATCCGAACAGTTTTTAAGGGTATCAAGGTTCTCCCAAAGAAATTCTTGACGAGAGCGGCACAAGTTACGCCAAAGAATATTGATGAGTATATGCGAGAAGTCGATGCTGCTCGAACAGACATCGTTCGTCCTCTTTTAATTAGACAGATACAGAAAGTTTTAAATAGGATAGCGCCAAAGGTTGAGAATGGAAAGCTAGTAGGGAAGATAAAGAGTGACGCGGCTATGCAAGACGCAGCGAATGAGATTATAAGATTGAGTAAGCTAGACGCTATTACTACGCAGCAGTTGATCCGACAGAAGCAGAAACAGATGGTTGAGGGTGTAGGAGATGTTGATAAGTTAGCTTTTGAATTAGGCCTTTTGCAGAACGTCGCTGGGCTGGATGGTAAGTCAGAGGCTGATTTGTTAGATGCGCTAGAGTACGTTAAGATAATTACTCACGCTTTGACAACTACTTCTAAGATGAGACATCAAGCGTTAAAGGAAGCGAGAGAACGGGAACGCGAGAAGATATTAGATGAGATGCCCGTCGAGAAGTTTGATGTTGCGAGGTTTGTTCCTAAGTGGACGAGAAGTTGGCTATCTTTTTCTGTTGATAATCTCTCGTCTATGTTAAGAAATATGATAGGTGTACAGAATATAAAAGGTAGTGTTCTTGAAGGGAAGATAAAAGCTCTCGATGAAGCCCCGCGTAAAAGAGATTCGTTTAGATTCTACTATGCTGATGCCCTAGACCAAGTAGCTAAAAGAATATTTGGTTTTGAGAACGATAAGCAATACAATGATTGGAAGCACGACAGATTTAAAGCAGGTTCAGGTTATGATTCCGGAGAGAATGTCCAGATGAACGACGGAACATCAAAGAGAATCCTGCTATCTAAGGCGGACGTGACTTATTGGTGGATGGTTACTCACGATAGTAAGGGAAATGAAATATCTGAACTCGTCGAGCATTTTACAAATGAGCACCAACGTGCTGATATAGAGAAGAAAGCGATAGATGAAGAGTGGTCAGAAGAACAGTTCCAAGAAGAGCTTGCTAAGATTAGAGGTAACGCAATTCCTTCTGAACATTGGCAGTCTATGATGGAGCAGTTCGCACAGGACATTCGCAATATAGAGTTCGCGCAATCACAGCGCCTTCTCTATAATACGGTGTATTCGTTGGTGAACCCTGTTTATAGGCTTTATATGGGTACAGATCTACCGCGCGTTAATGATTATATTCCTTGGTGGAGAGACGTGTCGGGCGTTGAAACAGATGTGTTTGACGCTTTAAGTGATATAAATGATTTAGTTGCCGGCACACCGAAGTCTTTTAATTTAAGAACTCCGGGGGCGACAGCAGCCTTTAGACAAGTAGGCGATCTTGAGATATTTAACTATTTCATTAATGAGATGGCACATTTCTATGCTTTTGCATTACCGATGAAAGATATTATTAGTATTGTACGCCACCCAGATATAAGGGAGGCGATCAATTTACAGACTGATGGCACAGAATTGGCTGATGGGGTAGTGAGAGACGGAGATACTTACCTTAATTTAAGACGTATGGTGGATTTGGTTTCCTCTCAAGGCCGGTCGTTGAACGAGTTTACTAATAAGATATTTAACACTATTCGTTCAAACCTTTCCGTTGCTTATCTTGGCGAACCGAGCAAAGGCCTACTTCAGTTCTCGTCAATGTGGATGGCTTTGACAGAAAATGATATCACGTGGGCTGATTGGACTAAAGGTTTTCTTGAGTTTATGAGTGACATACCCGGCTCTATTAAGTTCTTAGAGCAAGCGCCAATGATGAAGTTTAGATATTCTGATATGATGATCGAAATGAAAGACGCGATGGAACAGGCGAAGCAGGTTAACGAAGGTAAAGTTTCTAAGCTAAGGCGATTCATAACACCAAAGGCTTTTGCTTTTGTTAGAGCAGGAAATAAGATAGGCGCAGGGATCTCAGGTTACGTCGTTATGAAGAAAGTGTACGACGAGACAGGAGATATAAATGAGGCGTTCCGTAGATTTGACCAACACATCTTGAACACTCAACAGTCTGCGATCTCGACGCAGGTATCGCCGTTTCAGGTTGGTCAGATGAGTCGTCTGTTAGCGCAGTTCCAGAGCGCTACAATCCAGTATGCTCGTCTTTACACTCGTAGCATTACTGATTACTTTAAGGGAAGAATACCTCTCAAGAAGATGATTGACAATATGATAGTCTTCCACGTTCTTATGCCGGCTATGCGTTGGTTACTAAAGGCGTTAATTAGAGGAGGGGATTTTGATAGAGACGAACTTGCTAGGGACGCTCTAATAGGCCCGCTAACTCCGGGGCTTTTTGTATTCGATTTAATCGGCGGGCTTATATCCTCGGCGATGAGTGTATACTCTTATGGTTTTGAAGGAGCTTTTGAGTCGGCAGGAAATAAAGCAGTAAAGGCATCAAGAAAACTATTCAAAGGGTTTAAAGATGCTGTTGCCGGGGACGCACCAGACTTTCTAGAATCTATGGATATGATTATAGAATTTGCCGAGGAGTTTTCAGCGCCGACGCTGCCTATACCAGGGATTGTTTATGATTTGCCTCAAGCAGTTATCCAGGTATTAGCGGGAGAGCTCGAGCCATTAGAACTACTTTCTGTTATTATGGGAGAGTCACCGGAATCACTAAAATTTAAAAATTCAGGCGGTAAGAACAACAGAAGGAATAAAACTGCTAGCAGATAAGGAGAACAGTTATGACAGTACAAAGCGTAGACATTAAACCTCGTCGAGTTACTTTGACTGCAAACGGGGTATTGACGGACTTTGATTTTGATTTCAAAATCTTTTCCGAGGAGGAAATTGCGGTCTATGACGATGGTGTTTTGCAAACTATTACGACAGATTACACAGTATCTTTTGACACTGATAATGAGACGGGGACAGTCAGTTTCTTAGCCGCACCAGATGATACGAATGAGATTCTTATGGTTGGGAACGCTGATTATTCTCAAGAATCTGATATACCTAAAGGCGGCGGCTTCTCTGAGTCTGTTATAGAGAAGGGTCTGGATCTGCTAGCTATACAGGTACAACAACTAAAAGAAATTACAGATAGGAGCCTGAAGATACCTATCACTTCTGAGATAACGGGGATATCATTACCGACACCAGATGCAGGTAAAGCTCTTCTATGGAATATCGCCGGAGACGATCTGGAGAACTCTTCTTCTGATTTTAACGACATTGTCTCTGACGCTGAGGCGGCACAAACAGCGGCAGAGGTAGCACAAACTGCAGCGGAAACAGCGCAAGGGTTAGCTGAGACAGCACAAACTGCAGCGGAAACAGCGCAAACAAATGCCGAGACGGCTGAAACAAATGCCGAGACGGCTGAAACAAATGCCGAGACGGCACAAACTGCGGCAGAAGCGGCACAAACTGCGGCAGAAGCGGCTCAAACTGCGGCAGAAGCGGCTCAAACAGCAGCGGAGGCTGCAGCAACTAGCGTTGGTGTTAAGAAGTATATTTACATTAGGTTGCTAGAATCAACAACAGATTGCGCGGTAGATACGGGCGTCGGTGGAGATATTGAAGCTCCTTTTACTGGAACAATTTCGGCTATTGGTGCTTTTGTAGATACTGCTGGAATTACAGGGACTATGGTTGTAGATGTTAATATCGCTGGGACAACAATAATGACGACCAACAAAATATCTATTGATACAACAGAGAAATCTTCTAGGACGGCAGCAACTGCTCCGACGCTGACAACAACGTCTGTAACTGCCGGAGATATCTTTACAATAGATATAGATTCAATTCACACGACTGCAGCAAAAGGGCTAACAGTCAGAATAGAAATAACAGAAACAGCATAGGAGATAAAATGTCTAAATTTAGAGTAGAAATAGATGTAAGTTTTGAAACAGAGAAAGAGGCAAAAGCATTGCTCAACCTTGTAGAGAAGTTTAAAGTTAAGAACTATAAAGATGAGGTAACGCTAGATAGAACACAGATGATAGTAAGGTACGCCAGGTATCACGAATGTTTCCATGATGAAACTCCTTCTAAACCTTGCGGTGCTTATGTGTCTGTAGATTTTGATGGCCCTGAAGTGGTTCATACTTATAAAGTAGAAGACGGCGTAGATGATGACGGTAACCCTAAATTCAAGGAACAGGCAGCTCTTGAGTCTGATTTAATTAAGGACTTAAAAATAGAGAAGGTATAATTATGAGTGGACTTGACGCAAATACTAAACTATTAATACACGCAGATGGGCAAGATGGTGGTAAAGAAATCATTGATAGTGGTGCTACTGGGCATATAGTTACTCAAGTTAATGATGCGGCTCTTTCAACTGCTGCTAAAAAATGGGGGTCAACTGGTCTTACGCTTGATGGTGATGGAGATTATTTGACTATTCCAACATCTACAGATTTTAACATACTAGATACAGCTAAAACCAATGTAACTATGGAGTGTTGGGCTAAGTGGAACGGAACAGGATTAGGTTACTTAGCAGAGAGGTCAGATGGTAGTAGGACTCATATGACTTGGTACCTTTATGATTCGAGTGGTACTCAAAAAGTAGCTTTTCAAGGTTATCAAAGTGGAAATGTTTATAACTTAGATACGGGAGACCAAAATTTTGATTTTACTCAATGGCACCATTATGCGTTTATAAAGGTAGGAAGTGTATCTGGTTTATATGTAGACGGAGTGCAGTATGCTTATGTTAGCGATTCAACAGATGTTGCTGATATTACTGCTGTTTTATATATAGGTTCAAGTAGCACTCCTTCAAGTTACTTTAATGGATATATAGATGAGTTTAGAATTCAGGAAAGTAATGTTTATAGCGCAAACCCTAATAGCACTCCAGATGATACAATAACAGTTCCAACTTCAGCTCATACCTCAGACGCTAACACTAAGCTTCTTCTTCACATGGATACTCATGATGTCTCGGGAGACGGTGGGAGTGGTACTTATCACATACCAACATTCGTAGGGACAGCTCAGATTGATACAGACGTTAAGAAATGGGGTACAGGCTCATTGCAGTTTTTTTGGGTAAAACATACAGACCATGCAGGTACAGAATTTTATATTTGCCAAGTAGAGGACGCAAGTAATCGCTGGCAATTGTTTCATGTTCATGGCAGCGGGCTACGGTTTACAGCGTTAACTACTGGCTCTGTTACTGTACAAACACCTTTTGGAGGAGAAATAACTGACACTGATTGGCATCATATTGCTTTAATCAAGGTAGGCAGTGCTTATGCAATATATAAAGATGGTTCTCAGGTAAGTTATCTTAGCGATGGAAGTTCAGATACTTACGCAGGCTCTTTATATTTAGGGGCTTATTTTACTCCATCCTTATATTTGAATGGATATATGGATGAAATTAGAATACAGAATGATAACATATTTAATGTTACAGTAGCGGCATCTGACCCTAGTGGTGATTGGATGGATAATACTGGTAGTAATTTAGGTACAATAACAGTCCCAACAGGAGCATACTCATACGATGCCCCCTCTGGGTTGTATATTCCAAGGGTAATGGTGATATAATATACGAAGGTAAACAAACAAAGGAGAGAATAAGATGTTAGAGAAATTAATTTCAGAAGTGATCGCTGGCTTAAACGCTCTGCTTTTAGAAATCAAAAATAGCAAAGCACAAAAGGTTGAGGACATCAATAAGATCGAAGAATCTTATGCTGCTATCAAAGAGCGCGAAGAAAAAGTTGCCAAGATCGAAAGTAGTTTGATGAACGAGGAAGAGCTTATAGCGATCAAGGAAGCAAATGCCGCGGACTTGAATGAGATAGCTAAAGGTGCCACCGAATTAGCTGCCCAGAAAGAAGCCTTTGCTAAAGAGAAGGCTGTATGGGAGAAGCAAAAAGAAGCTGACCAGAAAGACGTTGATAATCAACGCGCCGATATAAAGAAGCAGAATGCTGACTTGGAAAAGAAACGTGACGATTATAAAAAATATGTGTTGAAGAAGTTAGGAATTAAAACAAACGTGGAGGCTTAAATGGATCTTGGAGAGGGCCACGCAATAGATCGCCTCGGGCAGACTTGGTTGTTTGACTACGGGGCTAGAACAGATATGCAGCCGGTATATCGTGCATTTGCTGTTAAAGGAACGGCAGAAGGAGATCTTCTGTGGGGTATCTATAAGTACACCTATGAGAGTGGCGATGATAACGCACGGCTAACTAAGGTAGAGTCTGTCCGTAGGGGCAGTTATACATTAAGGAGTACATACTTTTAATGAGCCCTTTTCCTATTAATCCAGTAACAGGTAGACCAGATCGCGTACTGTCCCAGGTGGAGATAGGGGAGTTAGTAGGTAACGTCTCAGTAATTAATGAGATCCCAACTCCTGCGACCGACGGGGCGCAGACTGTCTTCACCGTCTCTAATAATTACGTTTCTGGTTCTTTGCAGGTTTTCTTAGATGGTCTTGGGCAGATACCGACGACAGATTACACCGAGACTTCAAGCAACACTTTTACGATGGCTGTACCACCGTTAGCCTTAGAGTACCTAGCGGTTAACTATGTGAAGGACTTATAATGGCAAACCCTTTAGCAGATAAAATTAGACTAGTGGATGTTGGCGGTTTTTATTCCTCTGACAATGTTGAAGACGCTCTACAAGAATTTGGCGGAAATACACCAGGTTCAGCAGGCTGTTCTTTGGCTGGTATTCCTGCCATAGGTACTCCTACTTGGACTAATCAATGTCAATTTAATAGTTTATTTGGTTCAGCAGGCAGAGCAAGTGGCGGTATTATTACTGATGCTGGAAGTCAAACGGTTGATGTGTCTGCTGGTACGGGGTTTATTAAAGCAACCGATAGCGATACCGCAGAGCTTCTTTCTTTTGATTGGGCGGCATCTAACGGATTAAGTTGCCCTTCAAACTCAACAAGGTTTATAGGAGTTAAATATAATAGCGGAACTCCTATTGTTGATTGCAGAGCATCACAAAACTGGAATTTAGATACAGAGTTTCCTTTAGGTTCTGTAATTAACCTCAACGGAACATTATATATACTTAATAATCCTTGGTGGGTAACTGATGGTATAACTAACCTTATTGAAAAATCAGTAGGTGTTGCTGGGTATTTAGCAAGAGATAAGTTTGTGGGCGGTCTTATACTCGGTGTTACAGGAACAAGAAATCCTACAATGACAGCTGGTACTCTTTGGGGCAGAACTAATGAATTTGAAATGACAGCTATTGATTATTCTGCGTCAGGTTCATTTAACACATACTGGTTTGAAAGTGATGGAACAGTACACGAGACAACATTAACTTATCCAAATGCACAGTATCCAGTAACCCAATGGAATGATATAGATAATGATACTTTAACTAACCTGCTTCCTAATAAATATGCTAATTGGTGGGTATTTATAAATGCTACTAATAATCAGTTAGCTTTAATATATCCAAGTGCTTATTACTCTAGTCCTTCTGAAGCTGAAGCTGAACAAATACCTTCACATATTCCTGGAGATTGGTATTTAGAAGGTGTTATTATAGGTAAGATAGTGTTTAAAACTTCAACAGACGCACCAGTAGAAGTTTTATCGACTTTTGATACAGTATTTTCAGCAGCACAAGCAGCAGACCACGGAAATTTAGGAGGGTTAGCTGATGATGACCATAGTGCAATTTATTATAATCAAGAATTAGTTAGGAGATACGCATGGCTTTAACTGAAAAAACATTGAGTCAGTCTACAGTATTAAGTGCAAGTAATTCTACAATATACACAGTACCAGCTAGCACGGTAGCCATAGTTAAGACTATATGGATATGTAATACAACTACAAGTGATGTGACTCTTGAGTTGTGGAATGTTCCTAATAGTGGAAGTGCGGCTGATGGAAATAAGCTAATGGACGGAGTTACAATTCCAGCTAGTGATTTTATGGTGGTTCATACATACTTACCAATGGAAACAGCAGGAGATACTATACAGGCTAAAGGCTCAACGAATGTAGCTTTAACAGTTAACCTTTATGGAGCAGAGATTACATGAGTTTAACCATATCACAAGTTACAGCATTTTATACCGTTGTTCCGACAGTTACTTCTGGAGACCCTGGATTTAGACCTGGTTATCATATTTCTAACTCTAGTAGGTCTGGAGAAGGAACAGTTGTAAGTTATACTATGTCTGGGTGGGGAGAAGGTTCTGGCTGTGCAAGTTTTGGATTATTAGTGTTGAGCGGTTCTTTTCTTGCTGGAGACTCTTATACTTGCTCTCCAGGTGGGTCTGGAACTATAAGCACTATAACATCGGCTTCTCATGGGGGAATACTTTGCTATGGAACAATGTCCGATACAGATAGCACGACAAACACTAACGCTTCCTTAGATGATGAAGAAGTAGACATCACAGTTCAAGATTCTTCTGTATTCAATCCTGGAGATATATTAAGGATAGATGATACTACCGACGAATATGTTATTGTTGAGTACATATTAGATGCTACATCAATAATCGTTAAGCGAGGATTATATGGAACTGCTGGTACACATACTACAGGAAAAGATATATATATTGTAGATACTAATTTATATGAACAGATATTAGACGCAGACGTTTCTGGTAGTTGGGGATATTCAACAAGTAGTAATGGAAAAATAGAGCTTGATTGCAGACTTTTACTAGGCTCTACGGGGCAAACATCACAGAGTATTCTTATTTCCTCTGACGAGATTGTTGATACTAGAGGAACTTCTACTAATTATATTCTTCATTTAGGTAACTCTACTTATAGGTCATACATACAGCATGGAATAGGCTACTTATCTGATGTTGCAGACGATTGGGATTCTTTCGCACATTCTGGTAGTAAGGTTATTACTCCGATTAACGGAACAACATATACTTTTCAAACAGGAGAAAAAACAAATTCTTATTTCTTTAACAGTACGCTTGGGGGAATACAATGTTTTAGAGGTGCTATTTTTTCAAACAGACTTGAGCTTGGTTATAATCCAGGTGGAAAACAAACCTTCTTCACGCAAGAGTCAAGTAAGATATATGATACAACTATAAATAATGCAAACCTACTTGTAGGTAGTGCTAACACAGCAATAAACAAAATGAAGATTTATTGTGGTGCAAACTACTGGGTAACTGCTGTTACAGACGCAACACTAAGAGATGTAGAAACAGATACAAGATTTGGTGATGCTGGTTTTATTTGCAATAGTACAAAAACTTTAATTGACTGTAAATGCTCTCCCTATGTAGAAATATTCT